CCTTTTCCACTGACAAGCCGCCCAAGGCCGTATTGCTTCAGGTCCGCCACTTCACCGCGAAGTTGTTTGCTGGACATGGAGTTTGGATTGATGCCGCCTGCACGTTTCACCGCGTCCAGCAGGGTAAATTCTTTCGCGCCCTTTGCTGGCGTGATGGCATCTAGCGTTTCGGTGCCGATCTGTTTTGCAACGTCCACCGCTTGCCGCGCATCACCGCCCATGCCAAACGTGCCACGTCCAAGATACTTTCGCAGTTGATCGTCAAGCGCATCAATCGGCAGGTTTAACCTGGTTTCACCGAACGGATCAACCGCATCAAACAGCTTGTTCACGTTGCGCGATGCCGCCGCTTCTCCCGTTTTGGCAAACCGGCTGATGGCGTTTCCTGCATCCTGCGCGGCATCTTGCACCGTAGATGCCGCCGGGCTGATGCGATCCAGCGCCGCCAGCATGGCTGCATTCTGACGCGCCACAGCCTCAGACACAGACGCATTGCCTGCGTTCTGTACGCTGCGCTGTAGCTGACTGATTCCAGGGTTTTGCAGGATTTGCGGCACTGTCAAATCAACGCCGATATTGGACGGACGCGGCGAACTGAGCAAGTCGCGTACAGCTTTGATTTCATCGCGGGTTTTAGCCCCTGCAATGTCTGCCACCTTGCGCCCCATCGCTGCATCTTGCGACAGGAACATCCCGCCCACCGTATCAGCGACTTTCCCGCCGACATATCCAGCGCCCTTCAGTGCCGGAGGCAGCGCCGCGCCGATGGTTGCCCCGACAGCCGCATCGTTAGGGTCAACAAGCCCCGCCGAAGCGCCACCCGCCACAGCGCCGCCCGCTGCACGCAAAGCAAGCATCTTGGCCGGAGTCATGGCCGCATTGCCCACCGTCATTCCACTGGAGCCAATGGCGTTAATCAGTGCTGGAGCGTTCTGTGCGATGTACGGAACCGCCGAAGCGCCACGCGCCACCAATCCGCCCATGCCAGCAGTACCGGCGATTTCCCCGCCCAACTTCCCGCCCTTGTACATCCAAGACTCTGTATCTGCGCCCAACAGGTTGCGGGCGTTTTCGTCAAGACGTGCGCGACGTTGCTCGTTTTCAGCGCCCGACTCAAAAGGCCGCGCAATGGTCGCACCAATCGAGCCAGCACCGCGAAGCAAACCAGCGCCCAGGTTCTTACCGCCTTGGACGATGTTTTCCATCGTGCTGCGCTCCGGCGCTTTCGCCATCTTGAATGAGCGTTGCGCGTAGGCCATCACCTCATCTTCACTAGCACCATCCGGTGCGGTGATCTTGTACGTTTTGCCGTCCGGGTCTGTAATGTTGTAGCTAGCCATTAGTCAACCTTCTGGATAGACCATCCGTTTTGCTTTGGCTTGAGCGTTGACCCACTGAAATCACCTGTTGCGCCACCCTGCCCGCCACCAGCATATTTTTCATTCAGCATACGCACGGTATTTGCCGCCGCTTGCCGGGTTTTGACAGGTAGCGTTGGGTCGCCAATCTGGCCCGCCATTTCACGATAAAGCTGCACATCCTTATCGGATTGCGGTCCAGACATTTTCGGCATCTTGCTAACCAATGCGCCCTGCAATGCCTTCAGTTCAGCAGCCGCCTCTGCGCCAGGCGTGCTAACCCCGAAAGCCCTAGCGCCAGCATCAATGCCAGCCCCAAGATAAGAGCCTGTCGACTTCTTAAGCAGAGGTTCCGCCATGTCAAGAATGGACAGAACCTCCTTTGCGTCCTGAATCTTTGCGCCAGGCCCCGTCAACTTCATGTCAGCAGGTCCGCCAGGAATAGGCTCCATAGTTCCATCAGGTTTCCAGCGATACCCGGCAGGCGGCTTTTGACCATTGCCAAGCTCAGCCTTATCCATTGCCAATCTTTGCTGTGCGATACCGTTGCTTGCCCATCCCCTTGCGCTTGCATCACGCTCAGAAGGTGACATATTCAGACCGAACGATCCCATCGGCTTAAGGTCAACCGGGTTAACAAAGGTTTGTCGATCACCCTGATTGACTTGCACCGGGGCTTTCCATTGACCAATGCCGCCTCCGATGCGCTCTCCAAACTGGTCAACCTGATACGTGACAGGACGCCCGTTTTCATCCGTCCCATCAATCGTCCGAGCAACCGCTTGACGCCCAAAGTTAGGCGCATCGGCTAGCTTTTTCAGCAAGTCAACCTTTTCAGGGAAATACTGAGCCAGTTGTGCAGGAGGAACGCCTTTTTGTAATGCTTGCTGGAACTGTTGATCACGCTGGCTAGCCGCTGCCTGTTGCGCTTGTTCCTGTTTTGCACGATCGGCACGCATGGCGTATTCATTGGCTTGAGCTTCGCGCAAACGCTTCTCCTGCTCTGCAATCTGTACCGCTTGTGCGCCAGCAAGGCCACGACCAAAAGATTGGCCAAAATTGCCCCCACTTAGCAAGCCCGCCGCTAGGGCCATGTTGGCTTGCGGGTCGCCGTAGAAATCAAGAAGTCCCGCCATGATTGATCCTTAGTAGTACATGCCGTAGTCAGGCTGGACATAGGGGGCGTAAGACCCGCTTCCAGTTGCCCAGTTGCTTGTTGTTCCGCCAAATCCTAGGTTGCTTGCAAGTTGATTTCCAGCGATTGCACCGCCAAGGGCACCTGCCAACTGCGAACCCTGCGCGGTGGTCGTTCCGGTTCCGGTCGTGTTCAAGACAGGCTGCATGATGTTGTTGTAATTGCTCATCATCTGAGCCGGTGCGTTAAGCGTCGTGTTTCCGACGTTGTAAACACCTTGACCGGCGTTTGCCGCACCGTTCACCGAGCTATTGAGCATGTTGGCCCCGGTATTCATCTGCGTCAGGTCTTGCCCTCTCAGGTTTGTATAGAAGTTCTGGTCTGCCGTGTACCGCTGGGTCGCGTTGTTGCTTGCGTTGTTGTACATGCTTGCATTTGCGTTGTACATATTCCCGTACAGGCTCGTATCGCTTCCATACATCGATGCAGCTGCATTCGTGTTTGCGTTTTGCATAGAAGCGTTTGACCCGTATATGCTTCCGGCAAGATTGTTGTTTGACGAATACATCTGCCCGTATAGACCGGCATCGCTCCCGTACATGCTGGCCGCTGAGTTGGTCAACGCATTCAGGCGCGATGTGTCGGAACCGTAAATCTGTCCGGCAAGACCTGCGTTTGATCCGTAGATATTCCCGGCAAGCGAGTTGTCCGATGCGTACATATTCCCGAACAACGCATTGTTCGAGTTATACATGGATGCTTGACTTGATTTATCAGCCCCGTACATGGATGCTGCGCTAGACCGATCCGCACCGTACATAGAGGCAGATGCCGCTGCTTGTGCCGCCGCCATCGTTGCCGCGCTGGATTTGTCTGCACCGTACATTGACGCTTGAGCAGATTTATCGCTCCCGTACATGGATGCTGCACTGGATTTGTCGCTGCCATAAATGGACGCTGCACTTGATTTGTCGCTGCCATAAATGGACGCTGCACTTGATTTGTCAGACCCGTATTTACTCGCATCTGCCGCGGTCAGTGCATTCTGGCGCGCCGTGTCGTTGCCCATCTGAGCAATGCCCCACTGGTTTTGCAGGGCTTGATCCGACTTGTACGCATCACCGTAAAGGTTAGCCAGGGAGTTTGCGATTCCCTGTTGGGTCTGTCCCATTGCCAGACCCTGCGCGATGCCCTGACGCGAACCACCGTACCCACCCGCAGCAACAGCACCACTATTCACGGTCGGGAGGACGTTGTATTGCAGGTTCTGCGTGGCTTGCTGCGTGATCGCGTCGGCTTGCGCTCCCAAGTAAGGGTTGGACATGCCGGGCACGTTGCTAGCAGGAGGCGGCATGTTTGCAGGTCCGCCAGGCGTAGTGCCCCATTGTGCGTATCCACTACCTAGCCCCAGGTTCTGAGTGGGTTGCGTCACAGGTTGCATTGGCCGTGAGTCTTGAACTCGGACGCCTTGCGCTGCATAAGGATTGATTGCCATGATTTACGCTCCGTATCCAGTGTTCCAGTTAGACCACCAAGCAGAGTTTCTTTCCAGTTCTTGCTGCCGCTTCATTTCCTCCGCGTACATTTGCTGGAATTGCTCTTGACTGCTGATCTGGTTTGTCGGTGCCTGCACCGCTGGCGCAGCCGGTGCCTGAACAACAGGCGCAGCGGGTTGTACCCAGTTATCAGACAGGCTCAATTGCGGTTGGGTTGACAGTCCAAGGTTTGCCGTTTGCGCGACAGGGGCAACAACTTGCTGCTGTTGAGGTGCCTGCGGTGTTTCGCTAGGCGGTTGCGGTGCCTGCATCTGTCCGCCGCGCGTAAACTGCGGCATCTGCGGCGTCTGGAACTGCGGTTGCTGCTGTCCCTGCAAGTATCCAAAATTGGGCATATTCCCGGTCAGGAATGGATTTTCAGCTACGCCACGCCCCATCAGGTCATAGCCGGCGTTGCCCATGCGCTCGTATCCTTGCGTAGCCAAAGGCGACTGATAGACCGATTTCATGTGGTTCAAGCCGGCCTGCATATCGGGATTGATGCCTGATTTGTTCTGGCTGTACCAGTTGTTCAGGTCACCAAGCAATCCGCTGTTGCCATCCTCACCGAAATACATTTTCCTTACGCTTGGGTCCATTGATTTTTCGTTGGACTGCACCTGATTGGTTGCGCCTTTTTTCCCGCCTAGCAATCCGCCGACAAGCGACGGAAGAACGGCCCCCAAAATAGCTTGAAACATGATGTTATTTCCTTTCAGTTAATCCAGTAAGCCTTGACCGTTGCGCTCGAGAATCTTGAGAATGTCCTCGTTGCCAGGAAAAACGACATAATTTCGCGTCCCGTCGCCTGCTCCGCGTGATCCACCGTCTAGGTAGCGGATGCCGGGGATGCCTAGCGATTCGAGCTTTTCAGAAATTTCAGATGGGTTCATTCCATTTCTTACCATGTCCTCATATATGGCGCTACCTTTTAAGCTTTTCCCTTTTACCATACCTCTTGGTGGCGTCGTTACATATCCAATGCTCCCAAGTGCATCTTGAACGCTTTGATGATTTTTATATAAAGCGATATCCCAATCCAGCATCTTTGCAATTGCTTCGTCGGGTAGGTCTACTTTGTAGAGGGAGCCGCCCTTTTCTGCGCCTACATTCGCACCCATAGAATCAAGAGCCGCCAATCGCTGCCTGGCAACAGCCCCGCCAAACTTCTGGTTTGCCATGTTTTCATACATTGATCGAACTGCTTTTAAATCGCCTTTTTTCGATGCAATGTCACTGGCAACGCCAGCCGTAACAGCATCCATCTGTTCATACGGAATCTGTTTTCCATCTTTTACCAATTCATAAGGCGATAGCGTTGTTTTGTACCCCTGCGCTACATCCGGCGACTCAGCCAAATACAACCCATGCCCGTAAGCCTGTGCGCCCTCACCCGTTCCAATCTTGCTTGAATCGAACTTGTCAAACTTTTGCGGTGAACCATGCCACACCGTAGCCGCTGCCATGCCCATGTTTGCGCCTTGGTCGGCTAGTTCTTTCCTTGCTTGTTCCTGAGTTCGCGTGAACGTAGGAATGCGGGCTTGCTGGTCTTGCGTGCGCGGAATGAATGGGTAAGCCTGTGCCTGTGTGTCTAGCAGTGCGTTCTGGTCGTTCTTGAAGTTCAGCAATCCGAGCTTCAGCGTTTCAACCGGGTCAGCAAGCAAGCCTTTCAGTTGGCGTTTCTTGCTGTCAATCGTGCTGTAAAGGTCTGCCAGTAGTCCGCTCATAGTTTCACCCATGCCCCCGCAATGCGTGCGTAAACACCGGCACCTGATCCCGGATCAAAAACAGTGCCATCACAAAGGATGACCATTCCGTCAAAGATGCGCTTTGGAGCCGCGTAGAGGGTCTTTAGCGAGAGATATTCGCTCGGTTGTGACTGCTCCCTAGCGATGGTGTCTAGTTCTTGTCTAAGCTGCTGCTTGAGTGTTTCAAGGTCGCCAGCGGTTAAGAGGGATGGGTTATACATCAGTACCGTCCCGCCATCTTTACATCAAAGTCGATTGACCTTGCGCGCCATGAAAAAGTCGCCTCGCTATAGATTCGGTAGCCGATGAAACGTCCTGTCGCAAACGTATCCGCTTTGAATGATGACCCAATGACATAGGGCACAGCGGTTGACCATGTGTAGGGTGTTTCAGCGTCCATTGTTGCGCCCACTTGGACATACACGGTTGATCCTGTATTTCCATCAATGCGCGGATAAACTGCCCTTACCGTCTTGACGATAGCCGGGTCACCAAAGGCAAGCCCCGTTCTTTCAATGCTTGCTGTGAATGTAGACCCGTGGAAATCATTCCCAACATCGATAGCCAGGACTTGCGGCGTGTTCGTCACCAAGACCAATTGGGACTTGGATAGCGGCAATTGCGCCTGATCGAATGAGGTTGACGATTCGTCAAAACTAACGGTATCCGCACCGAATGAGTCATCTACAGAAACCGCAATCTGTCCCGAGCAACCGTAGGTAACACCAGATAGTTCACGAGTCGTGAATGTGTTTTCTACATAGTTCCAGATCAGCGCCCGAGTGCAAACACTGTTACCCGTCACAGGGTAGCAAACCCAGGCCTCGTTATAGCTTGGGTTGGTCGCAACGAATGACCTGTCGTAGTACGTCTGGTCAATCGAATTGAACAACCAGTTACGGATACGGCCCGATACGATGCTTGTCGCACCCTGCCCATCCATCAGCACCAGATCACCGTTTGTGAGCGCCAGATGCCCTTTATGGGTCGCGGCGACACATCCCTTAGCCAACAAGCCAGAATCACCGGGAATGCGCCTGAAGTTGAAAATGAACTGTCCGCCAATATAGGTAGCGGCGTACATGCTGAACTGCTTGTAAATGATGAGTTGGTCGCCCAGTGGCAAGCAATCCACCAAGAAATCAGTCGTTTCAGCAAGGTCTAGTTCACCCGCATCTATCGCTGGGTCTGTTTCATCCCAACTAGCCGGGACCGTTCCAGGGTCCGCCGCAGATGACCATTTGACCATGTGAGGGTAGCGGGTTGCTGTCTTGGTTACGTCCAAGGCAAACAGGTAGTTCTTCCACGGGCGCATGGCAGCGCATCGCCATGCACTGTTCCAACCGGTGAGCGTTGCCAGATTGGATGCCGTGTTGCCGCCCCAATACATCGGCTGGTCGATCCCGTTGTTCAGGATAAAGACACCGTTCAGCGTGCCGCCTGTCCAGCGGTTTCCAGCAGCTCCAGTCGGTGCGGTCCCGGTAATATCGGTCTGCGTGGTGCCGTCATCAGCATAGACAGCCGCTGTGCCTGCGTACACCACAAACCTAGCCGCAGAAGTGGCATAAGGCGCGACAAAGTACGGGGTAACAGGCGGGGTCGTGTAAATGGCTGTATCACCACCGATGCGCTCGATATTGCCGTCACGGGTACGGACATTGGAGACAGCCGACAGCGCAGCATCCGGCAATTCCTGCGGCAGTTGGTCAGGAACATACCCGACTGAACCTAGAGCCTGAATGGGAATCATGCGAGTGACTGAGCAAAGAGTGCATCAAACGATGCTGCAGGAGCCGTATACAGCCAGGTGTTGTTGCCGTTGTCCACGGCACCCGTGCCAAGTTGCCAAGTTGCACCGCCAGTAAAGGCAATGTCTTGAACGGTCATGTAGTTGAGAGTGTTCGTACCTGACGAATCGGACAATGTGGCTTGCGATCCAGCGGAGGCAGATCGAAGCCCGCCGTTTGCTGCTGACAAAGGAACTAAAAGCGTGGAAATGGTGCTTGTGACACCGTTTTTCAGGGCCAGCGTTGCGCCTGATTTAATCTCCAAAGTAGGGCAAGTCAATGCATCGGCACAGGTAACGGTGTAGGTGCCGTTTGTATGTAACGTAATCGAGGAAACATTCTTCCCTGCGCTGGTAAGCATCAATGCGCCTTGGATGTTTATATCAAGACTTGAGTAAGTACCACCAGAAGACAGGGTAATGTTCCCCGACATGAAACTAAGCGTTCCGCCAAGCGTTCCGGTAAACCCGGTGCAAGTCAAAGACGCGCAAACACCGCCAGAAATTCCGATTGATCCTGCGCCGCTAGAGCCGTCGATAATAACGTCATCACCAGACGTAGGCGCAGACGCACCAGAAGCGCCGCCGCTAGATGCGCTCCAGTGCGTTGTCGCTGATCCGTCCCATGTTCCAGTTCCACCAACCCAATAACGACTGGCCATTACGCACCGACCTTAGACATGGATTGGATGCAGCCGGTAGCTGATCCTGCCGTCTTGACAGAAACTGTCAGCAGGGTTTCACCGTTTGCCGCTGTGTTGTGACTTGGCTGCGTAGCAGAACCTAGCCAACGCGACGATGAAAGGCCCGAGACAGCGGCCAGGGTTCGGCTGCCCGTAGCGTCCTGAATCAAACGGATCTGATAGTCCCCAACCGTGCAGCCGGTGAAATCAATGGTTAGCGTGGTGTTGGCAGTGAGCGTGATCTTTTGCTTTTGCCCGTTTGCCAGGGTGATTGTTTTGGATGCACCTGAATTGCCGTTGTTATACTCAGCATAAAAACCGACGGTTTTGTAGCCGTAGATTGCAGCGTTTGCCCCGTTAATCAGGGCCTTGGCATCCAACTGCGTTTGAATCGCGCTGGTAACGCCGGTCACGTAGCTCAGTTGCGCATGCGTGGCTGATACTGCGCCTGCGACGTTGGGAAATGTGGCTTTGATGGTGCTTTTGACAAGCCTGATGTGGTCATCAGCAGTTGCGCGACTGTCCGCTCCGGTAGGGTTTGTCGATACAAGGTCGCTGATGTAGGTCGCAGATTCGAGGGCCACGATAACCCCTTATTCCGCGATGGCGGAAATCTTCTGACCTGCAATGACTCCGAAAAACTCAGGGCTGTCCGCCAGCCCGCGTTGATCGGTTGATGTTGCGGTCGGATTGGAGCCAGCCGCAAACCGATAAGCCGCGTCAGCAATCAAGCAGACAAACCGGGTGTCTTTGTTGAGTGCTGCGCTTTGGCCTGCCGTGCCCGTAAACGTGATGTTCTGAGTGGCAAGCGGAGGAAGTTGCGGAACCTGCGGAATCAAGCCGCTGGCGTCGTTTCCAAGCGATGCGTATTCAATGATTTGAAGCGTTGCCATGTTAGTAACCTCTCAGAATGTTTCCGTGACGCTGTGAACCGGGGAAGTCCGTGCGAAGCGATGCCTGCGCCTTGGTGCGTTGCGATTGCGACATGCAATCTTTGATAGCGTTTTGTGCTTTGACGGATACCTTGGAAAGAATGGCATCGTCTTGAATCCAGATTGCCGCCTCTTCCAAGGTGCAATACAAATAGGTATCTGGGTAGTCAGTTAGCAGTGAATTGGTAGACTGATTCGCCAAGTCAAACTGTGCGATGTACCGGAATGTGTAGGTGTATTCACGATCCGCAGGGTTTTCCACTTCGATATTTGTGTCCGTCACCGTGAAGTAGTTGCTGAGTCCACGGTAAACCGTCACCGGCAATCGAGTAGGGATCACCATTTCCATTGCTTTGCGAGGTTGATAAGTGGTCAACCACAAAGCCATAGGGACGGACAGGTCAACAGGCTTTGCCATCAGGCGACTGCCAATCGTTGCCGTGAGTGTCGTCTCTGTTTCTTGCTGGAGCAGTGCAAGCTTACGATTCAACCTGTTTTCAGCAAGCTTGACGAAATCAGGGATTTTTGCCGTCAGGTCTGTGCGGTGCATCCAATCCGCTACAGACGCGCAAAGATCGCTATATGTGGCGAGAGCCATTATTCAGCCTTTGCAGGACGCCCACGGCGCTTTACAGGGGCTTCTGCGGGCTCTTCTGCGGGAGCATTCTTCTGCGCCATCCACTCTTCAGGCGTGGTGACTTTCCAACCGTTCTTTTCGTGTTCTTCTACTTCGGCGGGGCTTACGTTCGTAGCGCCGTGCTCAGGATGTACTAGAAACGTCATTGCTTCCCCCGGGTTGCTTTAATAGGAACTGGTGATAGTTCCCTTCAAATACTTCTTTTGTGGTGTGGTGATTGATGTTCATGTCAGGAACAATCCAGACTTGCCCACCGCAGTCGCGCCAGTTGCGCGTGAATGCGTAATCCTCTCCATACCAAACGCCTTTGTGTGCGCCATGATTGAACAGGTCAACCGATAGCGCGAATTGGTCAGGCCCGTAGCAAAGTTCAGGGTATGCCCGCATGAACTTGTTTACGCAGTCTTTGGTGATCTTCAGGAATCCAGCCGGGGCAGAGTGAGCAAGCAATGCACCATCTTTGCGAATAATCGGGGTTCCATCATCTGAGGCAATCAACTGCCCCATGTACTCAACTTCAGGTTTCTTGAACCGATAGAAGCCAGCCACTACATCGCCTTCTGTCTCGATAAGCTTTAGAAGGCTGTCAGCATCCCAACTAATGTCGTGATCAATGAATACGATGACATCTGCTTTGGCGTCCAACGCCTTGCGAAGCATCGTTGCCCGTGCATGAGATATATACGGACATCCAACCTCAGAAACCATCACATCATCCCATCCCGCCTTTTGTAAAAGCGGAACTGACGATGCAATGGAATCAAGCGTCACCTGATACGGGCGCGTAATTGTGGGAACACAAAGCGCAACCCGTTTCATTTAGGCAGTAGCCCAGACGCCAAGAGCAATCAGCGTTTTCTGGATTTCCTGCACCGCAGCCAACTGCGTAGCGCCAAAATCAGACGAAGTTGCCAGCGCTGAAGTCGCATGGACAGCAGAGCTATAAGCACGCTGGGCCACAGGAACCGCACCGTAAACGGCGATTTTCTCAGTAGCGGATTTGCCCCAGATAGAGCCATCGGCAGAGCCGTAATCGAGTTGTTCGTAAGAAGGCATTATGTTTCCTGGTTAGGTTGTTTGAACAGGGGCCGGAGCCCCGGTTACTTAGGACGCAGCGGCCCCAATCATTCGGCATGCCCACTCCGGGCGCAGAGCCGCGAAGCCATAGAGAATGTCGATACGCATCAGCAATTCATCATTTCGAATGTCAGAGGCTTGCCACACGCGCATGGACAAACCATCTTGCACGCGGCGCACACACTTAGCGGCATCGTCCATGATCGGCAGGTCAGCCGTAATGAACTGGAATGCTTCCTTGTGGTACATCAGCGATTGCGCGTAGCTAGTCGATGCCGCACCAACCCAACTCATAACTTGCGAGTTGAAAGCAGTCGTTGCCAACTGAGCACCAGCGGCAGAACAAACGTTCTGGTTCGGGCCAGTCAGATAGATGGCTGGCGAAACCACCGAAGCGCCAGAGGTCGTGCCACCACTCACCAGGGTGAACTGTTGCAGGCTGGAATACGCTTGCTTGGTTTCCGGGTGACAGGCATAGACACCGGCGATGGTGAACACGCCGCCAACCGCGCAAGTTGCCGCAGTCGTTGCATCGAAGTTCAGCGAAGTGCCACCATCCGTCACGCCGGCCGAAGAATTCGTGCTAGTGGTAACGTCAGAGCCGTTCGTCAACGTCCAGATGCGCTCGTTTTCGTAGTAGTCAGCCATCGAGGTACGCGCCACCAAACCTTCGCGGAAACGGTCGGAACCGTCTTTGCTCGGGTTGAAGTACGAAGCCATACCGTTGACCAGACCACCCATCGTCACCGAGTCCATCTGGATAGCGCGGTTGTTATCCTTCGGGGCGAGATACTGGTTCAGCTTTGCACGCGCAGCGCCAGGGGTAGCCAGCGTGGTGATAGCCGTACCGGCAGTGCCAGCAACGTTGTAGGTGGCCTTGGTCGATGCAGCCAGGAAGTCGGCTTCGATACCAGACACCAGAATGGCTACAGCGGGCTCAATGTAGCGCTTGCTCAGTTCGTCAATCGTCAGGGCCAATTCAGCGCTGTTGAAGCGCATATCGACGTGATCCTGCGTTGCCACAGTGATCGTGCTGGTGGCTTCTGCCTGATCCTGCACATCCATGACACGGCTGCCCGTGGTGCGGACGTACTTGTTCGGCTTGCGAACACGCAGCGAAGTCCCGATTTTTGCGCCAGTTTTGGCAAAGGAATCGTCATATTGACGATCAACGGTGCCAATAAATTGGCATTTTTCATGGGCGATACGGAGCGCTTCTCGCGTCACCATATCAATTGTTACGAGCGAATTACTCATGGTCTTTTCTCCGGCGTCTCTCGACGTTTAAGTGCGGTTTCTGATTTGATTCCGACGCCAAGCTGCAAACTCTTTGTCGGTCATCTTGTCAGGCGTTTTGACCGTGCCCTTGGATGCGGTGATCCTGGTCACTGGTCGCTCTTGCGTTACAGGCTCTGGCTTTGCAGTCTTTGCCTTCATAAGCTGGTCGTATTGCCATGCTTTGTGCAGCAACTTCACGGTGCGAGGGTCGTTGACTTGCGCCAATTCCTGCTCCGTAAAACCTTGCTCCATTCCAAAGCTTGCAAGTGCTTTTGCCGTATCCGGCGTCCAGCCTTTAATTTCACGCTCAAGAACCGCACGCCCCTCGTTGAGTCGCTGTTGCGCGATGCGCTGCGCCTCAATGGCTTGTGCTTGCTGCTTTTGCGTCACCGACGAAACCACCTCGTTTCGCCTTTGCTGAAGCTCTCGCATTTGTCTGTCGAGCTTCATCGCTTGAACAGGGTCCGCATCTGTCAACTGGTTCCAGTCGATATTCGCGTACCTTGCAAGCTCTTTGTCCAGCGCCAATGCTTCTGCGTACTCAGCAACGTATTGCTGTGACAGTTGCGCGTGCTGCTGGACTTGCTGGGCCTGCGCTTCTAGTGCCCGGCGCTGTTCTGCTACTGCCTGCGTCTTCTGGGTGTAATCCTGTTGACGAAGTAGTGCATCTTTCAGCTTTTTAGGAAGCTTGTATTTCTCGCCTTCGTAATCAACCTCTTCTGAATCGTCCTCTTCAGCGGGTGCCTCAGTTTCTTGAGATTCGCTATCTGATTCGATTAGTGAGGTGTCAATCGAGGTGTCGTTACTCTCTTCCTGCGCTTCGGCGGGTGCCGCAACTTCGGAGTCTGGGGCTTCCAGTTGTTCCATCTTGGTACTGTCTAAAGCCCTTCCCTACGGCACCAGGAAGGGTTTGCGGCGCAATCTCTGCGGACGCTGAATGGCAGGCGCCTGCCGGTTAACTATGCTGAATAGTCGGGGCTTGCCGATGCGACAACTGGTGCCGCCTTGGCAAACGCATCAACCTGCAATCGTTTGTGTTCAAGTTCTGTTTTGGCTTGCGCCTCAAACCGCTTGGTTTCAGCCTCAAACCGCTTCAAAGCTAGCTCACGGTCTTTCTGCTCAAGTTCGCGGGCTTTGATTTGCGCTTCGATCTGAACCTTCATCTGTTCATTCGTGGCTTGCTTTAGCTGCTCCTGAAGCTGTCCAATCGCTTGCCGCGCCTGTCCGTCCTGCTGTTGCAGTTGTTGTTGCAACCCTTGAACCTGCGGGTTTTGCCCGTTGATTTGCGGAGGAAGCATGGCTTTTAAGCGGTCTGCAATCTCATCAGCCCCTGGCCAATCCATGTTCTTTGCCAGCATGTCGCCAATCAGCGGTGCAGACGCAGGCAGGATGCGGATAAATTCCATCATCTGCTGTGCGGCTTCATCGCGCTTGCTTGTGTAGCTCGGTCCAGTGTTGACGCTGATGTCATATTTGCCGACCGTTACGTCATAGCACTTCATCACGCCAGCCGCAAACTCTTTCATTTCATCTTCCTGCGGCATCGGCCCTTGAGGCTGTTTAGCAGGGAACGGCTTGTTAATCGGCACGTTCTCTGACTCACCATCTTCATGGACAATCCGAACGATGCGCGGAACCGTGTAAACACTAGGAATCAAGTCAATGATGATCTTGCCTGTGTGACGAATGGAGCGGCTCAGGTTGTCAATAAAATTGAAGGTAGAAACGTCCCCTTCCATCTGACGCGCACGAATCGCAACACCCGATGTTTCATTGCTCCGAGCGCCAAGGCTTGCATCATGCAAACCCATGATCGCCTTCATGTCATCGGCTGCGTTAAGTGCTTCCTGAATCGCGCCAGCCGGCGGCCCGGTGAACGGTTGACGTTGCGGTGGCGTATCGCCGTCATATTCAATGTATGGATGACTGACAACGTTTGCCGTTGCCCACTTTTCACCATCGGTATCGAATGAGCCGGTTTTACCAATGAACGGCGCTTTAGGCGCAAGGGCCACCAGTTCGGTGCTAGCCGTGCGCCAGTAGTTGAACATTTTCTGGCTATCAATCGACGAATGAATCATCGAAGTGAAGTAGCGCTTGCCCTCGATGTTCAACTCATCACCGTACACCGGAACAATCGGAATGTACTTACCGGCCCAATCGTTCTTTTCCAGAATCTCTACACCGTTGACGATGTACTGCGTGACTTTATAGCCAATCGTCGGGCGCTTATCGACTACCGTGATTCCCTGAGCGTCTAGCAGTTCTTGAACAGTGCCTAGAACTTCCTCTCTGATAACCGTCCCATCGGACAGCTTCAGAAGCATCTTTTCTACCTTTTCGCGCTTCCAGTATTCACAGATGCGAATCTTGGACTCACTGAACCACAGAGCATCGTTTTCCTTGTCATCAAACGTGGAAAACTTCGCGTTCGGGTAGCGGTCTTCAAACTCATCTTCGGAAATCATTTCCGAGATAAACGCGCAGTTCCAATCGGATGAATCCGCACAGGTTGATGCAGGATCGCCAAGCACGCTCAAAGGGTTGACGATGCGCTCTATGATGATGTCTTGATCGAACGTGTCATCACAGGCGTAATCCGTTGCAATGCGCCAATAGCCAAACCCACCCGTTACAGCATGATCCAGAGCAGTGTCAAACGCCACATCGGCATTGCTGTTGTACTGAATGCCACGAATCAGCCCATCAAGGATCTCCGCCGTTTCTTCGCTAGCGTCATCATCAACCGGGTGACACTTGATCGAAGGCTTGTTCTGCCGTGCGTCGTTCGTGACCTGACGGATAAAGGCGGGCATCCGGTTGATCGTCAGACACGGACGGCCTTCAAGCTTGCGACGGTCCCTATCCGATTTGTCCCATTGTTCACCCAGGCGGGCAAACTTCATGTCAGTCAACCATTGATCGCGGGCATCGGCAGAGGCTTCATCAGCCTCCTTATAGGCGGCTTTGCACTCTTTGATGATGTCCTCATCAGTCGTTGCTTTGTCGTCGTCTTTTTCCATTAGCCCATCCATGATGTTGCATACTGCTTTCTAGGCGGCTTTGGCCCTTTGCCTGCTCTTCGCGCCCCTTCACAGGCATAGCGCAATGAGTCGATAACGTGGTTGTCTTTATCGCTTAATAGCGGAAGCACTGCGCCGGTTAGCGGGTCTGTTTTGTATGAATACAGAGTTAGTTCGTCAATCAAGTGCGTACACCGTGGATGAACAACAATGTCAAACGATTTCAGGAACTCAACGCCCTCTTCCAACGATTTCGGGCCTTTGACTGCTCCGACAATCTTTGGAAACCCGTTCTTCTGCATGTGCGAAATGGTTTCCGGCCTTGCTGAATCAGCCGTGATAATCCATTTCTCAGCCTCTGGAACGCTCATGAACAGGTCAGGAAGATTAACAATCTCGCAGCCAACCATGTACGCTTCGTAATCCACATACAGCGTGCGCTCTTCAATAGAACAACGCACAAGCACCGAAGGGTCAACACTGAAGCCCCAGTCAGCACCTAGCCTGTAAATCGTTCCTGTGGGCCTTGTGAACTCTTCTATGCGCCAATTGCGAAACACCCGTGCTTCGCTGTTGCGCTGGTACTCACCCAACCAGATATGCGAAAACTTGTCAGGGTCGCGGCGCTGGTCATATTCCAGTTCATTCCGCAACTCGATAGGGAACCAAGGGTTGTCGCGATAGTTCGCCTTGACAACCACAGCATTAGGAGGAGGGTTGTCTCCTCTCAACAATACATCAATAGGATCGGTGCTGAAGTTAGGGTTCCAGCTAAACCACAGCTCACTACCAGGGGCGCGAATGGTCGGCCTAAGCAGGTCTAGACTTCGCTGCGATGCGCTCTGAGCCTCTTCAAACCATGCAATTCCGAATCCTTCCAGAGACTTGATCGAATCACTGGTGTGATCCTGCATCCCTTGGAAGATGATGTTCCCGCCCGACTTGCTCTTTATCTGCTCGTTCTGGACTTCAAAGTAAGCCCCAGCATTCATGGATTCAATCTTTGACTCGACAAGCTTCTTCACTGAGAACTTGAGAGACTTCTGAATCTCACGCAGGCAAACAATGTCAACCTTGCGCCGGATTGACTCTTCTACTACCAGTTCGGCAAAGAAGTGTGACTTGCCTGAACCTCGCCCACCCCATGCGCCTTTATAGCGCGATGGATCTAGAAGCGGCAGGAATACTTCTGGCGTGTCAATTGTCAGCTTTGACAATGCGGCGCTCGATTACTGTGAAGGAGTGCTCCCCATTTTCACCAGGGCCACTTAGCGTTATTGCGCTCAAATCGGGAATTGACTTGCGAAGCAGTATTTCTATTGCCTTCATGCGCGACATTGACACTTCTTCAGATTTGCCAAGTGCATGATCTTGCAAGACATTTATTAGTTGACTTGCTTGAATCTTTTTCCTTACATCCTCTTGATGTAGCTTTCCGATTGGTCGTGCCATTGTCGGGTTCCTCTCGGATTGTCCGATTGTTAGTGTTTACTTGGGTATCACGCATTCAGACTACCCGAACGGGCATGCGGTGCTGTTCTCTGCTCTGCCTGAACCCGAGTGCAGAACCCGGTATGAAGTCCAGCCATTTACCCGTGACCGGCCCGTCAGGTTTAACGAGTGTATGCGGGTGCAATAAGTGAGGGGACGCGAAACGCTTAGGACACTGCCCGTTGATAGCTGATGAATCGGCCCCTCGGAAAAGGAAAAGCCCAACTGAATGGGCTTCTTTACTGACAGCTATGCCACCGCAAGGTGACAGAACCAACGAATTAATTTCGTATGACGCGCAATATGCCATAGTTATTTTGGCGTGTCAACAACTTTATACGCTGCGTCAGCAATCGCGTTCAGCGCCTTCCATGTTGATACAACAATCAAAGTGTCATTGCTTATCTTGTGCGGCGTGTCGTGCCTAGAATTTAGCCCCCATGCGCGCTGAATATGCTCATGCGCGGCCCACATCAAATCCTCATTTCGAGATTTGTCATCGTCCGTTTTGTTGCTCCCATCAAATCCAATCTCAAGAAATGCCATTGCCTGTATAAGCAATTCATCTATCTCAGTGCGTACGCTTTCCATCATTCATCCTTCATCTTGAGTTGCAATCTGTTCTTCAACATGTCCCGGCCATCGTTCACCAGTTGCACCAACGCCTCAGGCTGTACCCGCAGCTTTCGCAGTATCGCGGCAAAGTGTAGCCCGCTATGCACGTAAACGAGCCTGATAGCCGCCCGGTTCGGCTCGGGAAGGATGCTTACCGCCCGCTCAGTCTCATGCGCTTCGAGGGTGTTCAGCGTTTCATGTACCTTCGGGTCAGTCTCCCACTGCCTGGCGTTTGAGCGTGCCCAGCGGAACATGGGCTGCGTTCCCCAGCGTTGCGGCGTTACCCGGACCCACCTTGCCCATGCTTCCAAACGTAGGTTGATGGCGTCGTGCCGCGTGGGGATGCGGGAGAAATCAACGTTACGGCTCATTGCGTTGCCCTTTCCTGATGTCAGTTCCCGCTCAGCCATACATCGCCCCCAAAGCAAAGACCGAATTTGGAACGCGCGGAATGCGATCAGGCACGCGCGCAAAGGACAGCGGTCGCTTCGGAACCTCCTTGGCCTTCGCCCGGCTCTTGCGCGGTTTCTTCTGTCCGGCCTCAACGATCGCGCGCCATCCTGGAACGGCCTTGAAGCGCGCCGGGTAGCTGGTTTCGTTGACCTCCATCATTCCGTACGAAACAGAGCGCATGCAGAGCTTGGTCGAATAATTCGGGGCCACTTCCAGCCCTGCGCGGCGGACAAGCTCCATCGCTGGCGTCCAATCGCCTGCAACCTCTGCCGCCTCCACGACGGCGATCACATGTTTCCCGTACTTGCCCACTATACGCCCTCCATCCTCGAAATCGTCACCTTGACCATCCCGCCGATCTGGTCGGCAACCTCAAACGTCGCGCGGAATTTCCGGTCATCAACCCGCATGGCATCGGCAAGCCCATCAAGCCCGGCTTTCATCGCCGCAAACATATTGTCTTGGTCTCTCTGGCGCCTGTCCGGCGGGTAGAAGACCAGCGCCACATGAAGCCGCGCGCAGCCATCAAAGACGCCACCAATCCCGGCCTGCCACGCCAAAGTGCAACAGGCATGCCGGTATGCTTTCTTGACCTTCGCCAGCTTTGCCCAATGAATCCTGGCATTCGGGCTCAGGTCTTTCGGCGGCCATGGGAGGGTGACGGTTGCTCGGGCTCCAACGGCAGCGCCTCCAGCTTCGCCAGCTTGCGCAGCTCCGCCTCGCTGTGCCCGTAGTCCGTCCAGACCTTCATCGCCCGCCTGCATCGCTCGATCTTGTCCTGCCTCGGTATCTGGAACCGCTGGATGCGCCAGATCAGCCGGGCGCCGCAGTGCAGGCAGGCTGGGTCGTGCGTCGCGTAGGCCGGGCCGATCCGGGCGTTTTGGCAGCATTCGCACATTCATGCGGCCTCCATCATTCTGCGAACAAGCACGACAGCTGCTGCTGCAGCGCAAAGCGCCACGACGCCGTTTCCGACGCACTTGAGGCGCTGGGCTCGGCAATGGTCCATCCCACTGGCCAGCCCATCAGCCACTCCCCGAAGGCCGGATTCAGCCGTTTTGTCGAGGGCTGGGGCGAGGCCGGGCCACTCTCGCAGGATGGCGGGCCATCGGGCATCGGCTGGGCCAGGTGCGAAGAATGGGCGACGAAGTTGCTCAGTTGATCCATGTGCTTGCGCCCCCCCCC